GCAGATGATCGAGCAGGGCAAGCAACTCATTGCCCAGCTGCAACAGGAGAACGATCAACTCAAGGAGGAAAACGAGGACAAGGACGAGGACCGTCGGCTGAAGCAGTACGAAATCGACGTTAAGGCCATGCTGGAATCGGCCAAGTTGGCGGCAACCACGCCCGACATGAGCGTCATGGCGATGCAGGTTGCTGAAATCCTGGCGCAGAACATCATGGGTCAGGCCGCATCGGCCCCGGACGTTACCGAGGAAGACAAGCAGGAGCCGGAGCAGCCTGGCATAAACTTTGGCGAACCTGCGGAGGTTGAAGATGGGATGCGGGAAGAAGAAGCGCGGCAAATGATGCCGGAGCCTGAAGAAATGCAGCAAACAGACCTTGACGGGCTATTGTACGGCGGTGAACAACCGCCTATTATGTAGTCACGCCAGCGGGCGCTATCCCGCTGATGCCACGTCGTGATGACGTCGCGCCATCCCTAAACACACGACGGCTGTAATCCTGCCGCCGTCGTGTCGCCGGAGCCTTTTTGATGAGTGATACACCCAGCGTTATCGACAACGCGCCGCCGGTCGAAGCAATCGCAGATCCGACCACTGCAACCCCGCAGGCTGATGCAGCCGACGAACCCACCACGACAGACGCCGCGCCCGCTACTGAGCCAGAACCAGCCGCAGATGATGCGGATGGCGACGACCACGAACCGGACCCCGCAAAACTGCCGAAAGGGGTACAGAAACGCATCGACAAGCTGACGCAACAACGCTACGAACGGGAAGCCCGCATCCGCGAACTGGAAGCGAAACTTGCCGAACAGGAGCGCACCGCGCAAGCATCGCAGCCGGAACCTGATCCAACGCAGTTTGATGATCTGGAGAAGTACCTTGCTGCAAAAGTTGAGTTTGAAACAGGCAAGAAACTCCGTGAGATTGAACAGCAGCGCACCGTGCAGCAAAAGCAGGCTGAACGTGTCGCAGGGTTCAATGAGCGGGCCGCCAGCATCCGTCAGGCGAATCCTGATTTTGATGCCGTGCTGCAATCTGCCGCTATCGGCGTTTCTGACGCCGTGATGGAAACGATTCTGGAGAGTGACGACGGCCCTTCCGTGGCCTACTACCTCGCCAAGAATCCGACCGAACTCTACAAGCTGAACGCGATGGGTGAGCGTCAACAGGTGCTGGAATTGGGCAGGATCTCCGCCCGTCTCAGTGCCAAGGTACCGGAGCGCAAGGTCACGCAGGCCCCGCCACCGGCACCGGCAGTTAAAGCGGCAGGGACAGGCTCCAAGTCGGTGTCAGACATGACCGACAAGGAGTATGCGGATTTCCGCAAGCGCCAGGATGCACAGCGCAAACGTCGATAACTACCGTCGAGAGACGGCAAATGAGGTGACACCATGGCTAACGCCTTCAATATTCCCGACCTGCTGGCACGCGAGTCCCTGCGGGTTGCTCACGAAAAGTCCAGCTTCATCGGCACCGTTGACCGTCAGTATGATGAGTCGTTCAAGTCCAAAGGCGGCTGGAAACCGGGAGACCAACTTCGCGTTGCTAACCCGAACCAGTACACCCGGACGCAGGGTAGCCGAGTAATGGATGTCCAGGACCAAACAGAGTCCAGCCAGACCATCACGCTGGCGACGCAAGACCATGTGGACATGCGTTTTAACAGCGCCGAACTGGCCCTGATCACTCCTGACTCCATCGGAGACTTCTCTGACCGCTACATCACCCCGGCTGTTTCTGCGCTGATTTCCGGCATCGAGGGCGATTTTATCTCTTATGCCACCAAGCGCGTTTACAACAGCGTAGGCACTCCCGGCACGCCTCCGACTGATCTGACCGCTGTCGGTGCGGCTCGCGCCAAACTTAACCAAGGCCTTGCTCCTAAGGACGGAAATCGCTTTGTGATGATGGATTCCCTGACGATGGGCGGCATGGTTAATGGCCTCAAGGGATTGTTCCAGGACTCCACGCAGATCCGCGAACAGTACCGCGAAGGCATGATTGGCCGCACTTCCGGGGCTGATTACTACGAAAATGAGCGCATGTATGCTCACACCAACAGCTCCGACGTGACCGGCGCGACCGATGCCGCTGCGCTGGTGACTGACGGCGGCGCTACCATCGACATGCACACGCTGATTGCATCCCCGGCTGTCGGCTCGGTGTTTACCGTCGCTGGCGTGTATGCCTGCCACCCGGAAACAAAGCAGGCCTACAGCCACTTGCAGCAGTTCACCATCCTGACGACCAGCGCATCTAGCACGATCACGGTATCCCCGACGATTTACCTGACCGGCCCGCGCCAGAACGTGTGTAGCTCTGCCGGTGCGCAGTTGGCGACGACTGACTTCAACGCCAAGACGGTGACTTTTGTCGGCAACGCCTCGACGACCTACCTGCAAAACCTCATGTATCACAAAGAGGCTTTCCAGTTCGTCACCGCCGACCTGCCGTTGATGGGTGGCGCTCACAACTGCGCGCGCCGTGTAATGGACGGCTTGAGCCTGCGGGTGTGGTTCGATGGCGACATCCGCAACGACGAGTTGCTGTGCCGTATCGACATCCTGTACGGTTTCGCGGCGCTGCGTCCCGAGTGGGCCTGCCGTATCACCAACTGATGCAACGGGCCGGGGAACCGGCCCAATCCTTAATTGATTGAGAGGTGACATCATGGCTAATACTGGCCTGCAAAATACCCAAGAGCCGTGGTCTGTCAGCACCAACGGTCCCGAAGGATGCCTTATCGGCAAGTCGAGCACGGAAAAGGTCGGATTCTACGGAAATACACCTGTAGCGCGCCCGTCGTCTGCTGGCAACACCACCGGATTTACTGCGGGTGCCGGTACCGCGAGCAAGGCCGATTCCGTGTGGGCTGGCGCGTCCGGATCGACGACCTACACCGTCGGCGACATCGTGACCATCTTGAAGTCCCTCGGCATTCTGGCCGCCTGACGATTCACTGCCAAGGACGGCATCATTTCGAGGATGAATCATGGTAAGAATGAGCCATCCGCAACACGGTTTCGCAATGGTATCCGGACTGGAAAGACCGGCATTTGACGCTGCGGGATGGACCGTCGAAGATGCTGATCTCGTACAAGTTCAGGCAGAACCAGAGCCAGAACCAGCAAAGCCACGCAGACGCCGGGTGAAAAATGACGACAGCCTATGACGTTGTTCGTGGTGCGCTCCGGCTGATTGGTGTTGTCACGCCGATCGAGCCGCCGTCGGCGGAAGAAGCCGCTGATGGCCTGTCAGCGATGAATCAAATGCTGGCGTCCTGGGCGGCATCTCGCTACACGTCCGCATCTGTCCCGCAAACATCTTTCGCACTTACTTCTGGCGTTGCCAGCTACACCATCGGCGCAGGCGGTGCGATCAATGCCACGCGTCCGACGACCATCTATCAGGCGCACATCACCCAAGGCGGGCTTGATTATCCGCTCCGTGTCGTGGCGCTTGGCGAGTATGAAGCGATTCCCGATAAATCGACGACTGGTGCCATCCCTGAAATCATGGCGATTCGCCCAGGGTACCCGCTGTCTACACTGCATCTGTACCCGGCTCCCGGTTCAGGTTGCACGCTGGTGATGGACAAGATCGCGCCGCCGTCTGATTTGGCGCTGTACGACACGATGCCATATCCGCCGGAATTCATCCGCGCCATCCGCTACAGCCTGGCTATCGAATTGGCTCCGGAGTATGGGGTTTCTGTCGCTGCCGAGATTGCAAAAACAGCATCGGATGCTCTGGAAGTCGTTCGCCGCGTCAACCTGCAAATCCCTGCCGCCGTGCTTGATCCGCTGCTGATGAGGCGTCGTGGGTATTCCGACATCAACGCCATTCGGTCGGGATCAACATGAAAATCCCACTGCTGGGTGGCTACAGCAAACGGCGCTCCGTCAATCAGGATGCCCAGCGCACGGTCAATCTGTACCTGGAGGCTGACACGGCAGAGCCTGAATCCGGGTCTGCGCTGTACATGGTGCCGGGGAAAACAGAATTCGCAGCCATCGGCAATGGGCCGATACGGGCGATGATCAGCCATAATCACCTGGTTATCGCCATCTCAGGAAACGAGGTCTACCGCATAAACGAGACTGGCGCAGGCACTCGCATTGGCACGATTACGCTCGACGGCACAAAGCGCGTGGCGCTGTCGGCAAACCGCAATCATGTCATTGCTGTCACCGGCCAGAACGCCTACATCATCACAGGCAGCAGCGTAACTGCGGTGACAGACACCGATTTTGCTGGAAGCTATCTCGTTGATTATCTGGACGGCTATTTCGTATTTGCCATTCCCGACTCCCAACAGTTTTACATCTCCGCAATCAATGACGGGTCGTCGTTTGACGCGCTGGACTTTGCTCAGGCCGAATCGAATCTTGACGACATCGTTGGCCTTGTTGTCGATCATCGGGAATTGTGGCTGTTCGGATCGCAATCCATCGAAATCTGGTACAACTCCGGCGCGACCGATTTCCCGCTGGCCAGGCGAGATGGTGCCGTGCTTGAGGTCGGATGCGCAGCGCCGCAATCTATTTCAAAGACAGACAACACGATTTTTTGGCTAGGCCGCAATGCGCATGGCCAGGGCCTTGTTTACCGCGCCGATCAGTACAATCCGCAGATTATCAGCAATCGCGGCATAGAGTACGAAATCGGGCAGATGCCGGATATTGGAAAGGCAACGGCGTTTGCTTACCAACAATCAGGTCACACCTTTTACGCGCTGTCGTTTCCTGAATCCCTGAAAACCTACGTTTATGACGCATCGATCCAAGACCCGGAATTGGCATGGCATGTCCGTGAGACCTACGCGCAAGGACGTGACCGCGCAAACTGTCATGTTTTTGCGTTCGGAAAGCACATGGTAGGAGACTACGCGTCGAATCAGGTGTGGGAACTGTCTGACACCACCTACACCGATGGTGGCCTGCCGATATGCTGGGAGCGGACAACGCCTCGCATTGTTCAGGATTACAAGCGCGTCATGTTCCACTCGCTTACCATCAACATGGAGCGCGGCGTTGGTCTGGTTTCCGGACATGGCAGCGACCCAAACATCTATCTGGATTGGTCGGACGATGGCGGCCATACATGGTGCAGCAAGCGCGCCGGAAGCATGGGCAAAATCGGATCGTTCAAACCGTCGATCACATTCAACCGACTGGGATGCAGCCGTGACCGGGTATTCCGGCTGACGGGTAGCTGTCCGGTCAAAACCGTTATCCTTGGCGCATATCTCGACGCCGAAGCAGGAGATCACTGATGGCAATTGAGGCAAATACTGGACTTTCCGGTGCCGGTTCTTCTTCGGCTGGCGCTGCGAAATCCACCGAGTTCACAGGCTCCGGGAACTTCACACTGGGCGCTGCTACCACATCGCTGTACATCCTGCTCATTGGTGGTGGCGGTGGTGGCGGGTCTGGCGGCACGTCTGGGGCTGGCGTAGCCTGCACGGGTGGCGCTGGTGGCGGTGGAGCAGGAAAACGCGAGTTAGTGCTAACACGCGCCGAGGTGTTGGCTGCGTACCCCACGGGCGTTGTGCCGGTGGGGATTGCAGCGGGTGGCACGGCTGGGGCGGGCGTGACGAATGCAGGCGCTGCGAGTGGCAATTCAGGCGGCCAAGGCGGAGACACTACGTTCGGCACAATCGCTACCGCGTACGGCGGCGGTGGTGGCGGTGGTGGTAGCGGTTCTGCCGCTGCCAGCGTAGGCGGAGGAGGAGGCAGTCAGCGGGCAAAAGGGTCGTCGGCCAGTACTACGGGAGCGTACGGCGCTGGTGGCGGGGGCTTTGGTGCTTCAGCAGCAGGCGTAAGCGCGGTTGGCTGTGGCACTGGAGGTAGCGGGTGCTCCTCTGGTGCATCGGCTGGTGCTGGTGTATATGCCTGCGATGGTGGGGTTGGCGGTGCTTCAGGCGGTGGCGTGACGTCCGCAAATGCCGCAACAAACGGCGCGGCAGGCGGCCCGCGATTCATGGAAACCACGGGCGCAACCTTTGGAACGGGCGGTGTTACCGGAACCGCTGGCACTGCTGGCGCTGCTCCTGCTGCTGGCGGACTGTTCGGTCAAGGCGGTGGGGGTGGTGGTGGAGGCACGGGTGGCGCTGGTGGTGCAGGCGGTGCGGGCGGTCGCGGCTCAGGTGGCGGCGGTGGCGCGGGTTGCCGCAGCACATACGCAACAGGTGCTGGCGGACTTGGCGGCGCTGGCTGGGTCTTGGTTCTGGAGTTTTGATCATGCAGCGATATGTCGTTGTTGATGCCGAAGGGTATGCCGTCAATGTCGTGTTGTGGGACGGTGAGACTCCGTTCGATGCAGATGGTGAATTGGTGCTTGAGTCGGAATGCAAGGCAATTCCAAGAGAACAGGAGCAACCGGAATGAGCAATATGTATGAAGTTGGAAAAGGTGTTGTTGTCACCGGGTCGGAAACGACCATCACTATCGACCCTGCGGCCGCATGTGACCTGTACTCGGTGGAATTGGCGCTGATTGTTGGCAGTCCTGCGGCCGGAACGACTGCGGTAACCGCCGTGCCGAAAAATGGCACATCTGAAACGGTAACGTCTGGCGGCGCGGCGATCAACATTGATCCAACGGCGCTTACCGGGTTTTACATCCAGGGTCGGCCGCTGAAATCAATCACGTTTACGCCGTCGAGTTGGACCGCTGGAGTGCAGGTTGCCGTGACTGTCTGGGGCAGAAAAGCCTGATGAGCCGCATCCTGCCGCCGCCACCCGACCCGAGAGACAACAGGGCGTTTCGCGATTGGCTGTATAAAGTCTATGCCGTCGTAAACGGCCTCGACCCTGCCACAAACATGACTGGCGCAGAGGATTCCCCTCCCGTCGCTGGCGTTGCTGAGCTGGCTGTCGCTGCGCGAATGGCGGCAGATGCGCAAATGCTGGCGATGCGCGCGGATGTTGATCGAATCAGGGCAGACGTTGACCGGC